AGGACCGCAGTAAAACCGCAAGTCTGAATAAAATTGCAGACTTCCACGATTATCGTACAGAGGACGGATACCTTTACGCACGCATCCGTGCTATCTCCTCTCGCGTAAATAAGAATCACGACGGTTGGCCTTCAGTCGAGCTAGCTGGTGGCGAAGATATATTCAACCGTCACGCTAAGACTTCTTCTGAAGGTTTTACGTTAACAGCCGCAGAAGGAAATAACAAGTATGGATTTGCTACCTTCCTTGGTAAGCCTGTCTTCGTTGATCATAATAACTCTGACCCTTCTCGGGCTAGAGGCGTCATTGTCGATGCCAAGCTTCATGTGGAAGACCATAAGACGGCTGCGGCTGATGATGCATACTACGCATCTGCGCCCGATAATCATATGCCTCCTACGTGGGTGGAACTTCTTCTTGAAGTTGACGCGAAGAGTTTCCCAAAACTGGCGAAAGCAATTATAGCAGGTTCCAAAGACCCTAAGAGGGGAATCGACGGATTCTCTATGGGTTGCGATGTTGAGCGATCCGTCTGTAATATTTGTAAGAACTCTGCATCCTCACCCGATGATTTCTGCAATCACGTTAAGTTAAAAGGTGCAGAGTTTGATTCGCTTGACTCAAATGGTAAGAGGACTTCGAAGCGGTCTTACGAGGATTGTTATGGAGTTAAGTTCTTTGAAATCTCTGCCGTATTCGACCCAGCAGATGAGACAGCTTTGATCCGAGAAGTACGATCCTCAATTACTAAAGAAGCAGATGCCCGCCCTGAGGAGTGGGGTCCTGCCCCTGAAGTCAATTCCCCGACTTGCCCTACATGCCGTGGTATTCCCGGCAATATGAACTGTCCTCAATGCCATGGTCAAGGATTTATCCAGCAGCCTAACGACGGGTTTATGACTCCGGAAACTCTACCAACGTCTTTCCACAACGCTCCTCAAACGGCTGACGTTCTAGAGCACGCTTTTCACCGTAATCCAGGAATGCCTATGTATCAAGGCTCTGTCAAAGTGGCAGAGAATCCTGAGCCACAGTCGGATATGATGACTATGCCTGAGGCTGTTGATACACTACGCGAAGAGGAGGTATGTCCTGTCTGCGGATCGTCCATGGAAGAAGGGCATCAGTGTGACGTATGTGGGTACGTCCCGCCTCCTGACGGGTTGGATAATCCAGACCTACAGAAGGCGCAAGGGCTAGATCAATTGTTTGAACAGGGACAGGATGGACAGCTTGACCAAGCACCACCTACGGATTTGGGACAAGGCCCACCAACCCAAGTTAATACCGACCCTAACAATATGACGCCGGTCGCATCAGTAAGAAGTGATATGGGGTGGCAGATTATCCCGCCTAGAACAAGCGGGCGTATCAACCCGGTGGAAAGACCATTGAAGCCAGGTAATGCACCTATTACAAACGAACCAAGAGAAACTGTGATTTCCGATCAGGATAAACCAGTCACTAACCGAACCGCAGCATCAATGATTGCTGCTGTGAATCAGGAGAATAATATGAGCAGACGAAACGCTGCTGATGCTCCGACACAGGATACTAAAGCTGATAAGCGCGTTGATGTAAACGGTGTCGGTGGCGTCATGCAAGGTACAAACGAAGAAGCCTCTAGGCCAGATGCCGATTCTACGGTAGACGGTAAGGGTGGAATTATTCAGGATAGCAACGCGGAAGCGTCTAAGCCTGACCACAAGGAATCTCTACCTACCGCAGGTGAGGGTAGCGACGATTCCGGATTCAACAAGGAAAAGAATATCAATACGGATCAGAAGACTAGGACGTTCGATAATTCGAATGAGCCTGGTAGCGCTGTGTCCGATAAGGTATTCTCTCCATGGTCTGCGTCTAACCATGACGCAGCTAAGCAGGGCGTACAGCCACACTCCGGTCCAGGAGTATTCGACACTAAGCAGCAGGATCGCGTTAACGTCGAATCCGATGAGTTCTGGACCACTAAGGGAACCGACACTGATCAGTGGACGGGTACCGGTGGTAACGGTGTTACTAAGCAGCAGAACCCTGTAACACCTAAGGTTGACCCAGGCATCGACGTAAAGAAGATGACTAATGTTGTTGAGCTATTCAAGATCGCTGACCTTGAGGTAGAGCTAGGACTAGTCAACCCTGAGGATAAGTATGACCGTATAGCAGAGTTGGAGCAGGCGTCGGCTGAAGAGATTCAGGCAACATCTAAGGTTCTAGCAAGGGTTAAGACTGCTGGTCTAGCCCGCCGAACCGCAGCTACGACACCGCAGGGAATTGGCCGAGTGCCATCTATGCGTTCTACCGCTCGCACCGCTCACGTTGAGCGTGACGAGTCTATCTTCTGGTAAGAGTATGCACTGGAAGAACTAACAACTGAGGTTATCATAACAAATTCAGGGGGCCTACTTACTTTTGTAAATAGGCCCTCTTGTTATGTATGAAGGTTAAGCGCGTATAGCGCACAAACCATGATTAACGAACTAGGAAAAACTAACTGATGCTACGAATTACCCGTCTGAGGAATAAGTATCAGAAGCGCCTGATTCGTCCGCTGTATGCGCAGACACAGGCAACGCCTTATGCTGCGGTTCTTGGCGACAATGTTAACACAGCAAAGAACACATCTGTTTGGACAGGTGTGGGTTCCGGTGCTCCGTTTACCTACAAGGGTGGATTGGTACCGGGAACCGTAATGGTAGCTAAGGGAGAAGCAGTCGATGTTGCTTCCTCTGCTGCCGCTGGTGCAGCACAGCGCCATTTCGGTTTGCTTGCTAACTTTGTCGGTGGAGAACTGGACGATCTTGGTGATGAGAAGTACGTAGGTGTTTGGCGTGGTCCTGACTCCGTGTACGAAATTCTCGCACCGGGCTTCAATGATACTGGCCTCCAAGCCGCATGGAACGCCTCTACTGTAGGTGTACCTGTGCCGCTATATGCTGATGCTACTGGCCTTCTATCCGTGGTAGGTAACCTATCCGGTGGAGTAGCCAACTCTCGTCAGGTTATAGCGTACTTGATCGAGCGTCCAAACGAAAACCGCATTGTTGTGGATTTGGTGGTGTAATCAATTATGTCTGATTGGAACTACAGAGGACGCCAGGCAGTCGCTTCTACTGATTATGAAGAGAAGCTACGTGATCTGCCGAAACTAACCAAGGAAGCTAAGAAGAAGCGTCTAGAAGCTGTCCTTGCAGATAAGTCCAACGCTATGCAGCGTATTGGACAGGGCATGATCGGCCCTATTCAGATTAGGCTACGTTATGAGGGAATCGTTCGAAACGTATTGATTGAAGATACGCTTGAGCGCGGTCCACTTATGCCGTACGATATTCTGGACGACCTCGGACGCGCTTACGTGCTTAACAGCACGGATTCTGAAGTCAAGATCACGCCGTTCGAAGGCAAGCAAGCCTTCCCTCAGCTATTCCGAATCGCATCCTTCCCTAGGATTCGTAAGGAAGACCTCTACTACCTACGTGTTAACGCTGTGGAGTACGCACAGGACGAGACACGTCAGGCTATCCAGAAGCAGGAAGACGCACGTCTGATTATCCTTCTGGAAGAGGCTATCGTAGACCTGGGAACAGCACGTGGAAACGTCGTCGGTCACTCCAACACTGTTGGTGCTGGTCAGACAGGTGGTGTCGCTTCCGGTATCGCTGCTGGTCCATCCGGTAAGGTAAACGAGCAGACGGTACTTGTTGGTGCCGGTGTGCCTCTTGAGCCTGCTGATTTCTACAACGCAGTTACGATGATCGAGATTAACCAGCTTGAGGCTAAGCGAGTATTGGCACACCCTGCCGATATCCGCGACCTCTACACCTGGGATATCAACGTCACCGGCTTCCGCTTCAAGGATGAAATCTTTGCGGGAGGTAAGATCACCACATTCGGTGAGTTCCAAATTAACAAGTCTATCATCGTCCCTCAGGGAGAAGTCTTCTTGACTGCTGAGCCTGAGTTCGTGGGAGTTATGCCAGTCATGTACTCCCTTGACGTTGAGGAGAACCATCAGGTAGAGCAGTTCTACAAGGGATGGGTAATGGACGAGCTAATTGGAATGCTTGTGTTGAACGCGCGAGGACTCGCACGTATCTTGAAGGCGGGTAACACCAACACGCCATCCAAGCTTGACACAACCGGAATGGCCTAATAATGGGTTGGCGTAACTAAAAGTCTCTCTACGCCAGAGAGTGCATAGGACGAAGGAAAGGCCCGCGAAAGCGGGCCTTTCTTATTTCCACACACCCGCTGCTCTTGCTACCTTATTCAGCGCGGCAAGCATAGAGGCATTGCCAGCGTGCGGCCCTAGAAGCGATGTGTCTAGCGCTTTGATAATACCATCCATATCGTCCTGAGTGAGGGGCACCTTGACAGAAAGTACGGGAGCATCATCGAATTTCTTACTCGCTTTCCGGCAGTTGCCGCATAGGTGGTATTTAGCTACTTCTTCATCCGTAGCTACCCGGTAAGGCCAATGACCATATTTACCGTTCCAATAACAGAGTTGCTTGCCATCTTTCTGAAGATGGATGATTCTTTTATTGATAACGTAATCCATTAAGCGTACTCCAATGGTGGTGCGAATTCCCAGGATATTGTCTTGATAGCGTGTAGAGCCTGACTCATACGATACTCATGGGTACCAACCACAGTGACCTGCTTATCTTTAGGTAGAGTCTCTTGTAGCCACTCGGTTGCCCACCTGCGCTTACCGCTATTGAACCGGGTACCGTCATCTTCAAACTCTACACCTTCATCAGATGTGATGATATAAAGGTCGGCAAACCCTCGGTTATCAGTAATAGACTCTATGTGAGAGGAGAAGTCTCCCATATAGATATAGTGGAACATTTCCGTAGCTACAGTATCCGTATCACAAATCATAATAGGCCCACTGTGCTTCCGTAGGTCATCCTCCCAATCCTGTTGTTTACAAGCGATATGGATGAAGTCTTCAGTAGTCCATACGTGTTCTTTTCCTACCGCCCAATCGAAGTGGCGACCATACTCGGGAACACATACAGTCCTGAGTTCAGTAGCCAGGGCTTTAGCAAGCGTTGTGGTGCCCGTAGACTCCCCTCCAAGGATAACCACACGCTTTAGGAGGGATGACCTTACCGGGGGAATAAGATATTGCCACATGCCGTGTAGATCGTCCCGCACTTTAGTAGCACTGACCGGGATGGCATCACGACTCACATCTACGATATGGTTGGTTACTTCCTTCCGGCCATCACGATGAGACAGCATTTCTGCCATCTGTGCGCCCCATAGCTCAGAGCTATAGAATCTATTCACGGAGAACTGGTTAGCTTTCTCCCACCCGGCAATAGCTTCAGAGAATACTTTGACGTGGTTATCCCAGGCGGTATCATCGTTATAGTCTACCGGGTGGTTATCCCTGACGTGTAGGATTTGAGCTTCAGGGTGACGTTCACGTAGCCAGTCAGCACGGTCCCAGCCGTTGATGCTCTCAACATCAGACCAGGCTACGAGCACCACTACCTTATCGCACTCTTTGATAGCAGTGTCAATCAGATAGTGGTGCCCCGCATGGGGAGGATAGAACTTCCCCACGATGAAGCCTACGT